CGAGCCCGACCAGACTCGACATAGCGTCGCCGAGTGTCGCGTTCTTGTTGAACTCGATCTGCTGCATCAGGTCGGCATTGGTGAGCAGCATCCCGAGCTTCGTCTGCTCGAACGCCTCGATCTTGCCGAGCATGGTCGCGTTATGGGCGTCGGTGACGGCTTGCAGGGTGTCATTGATCGAGATCTGGTCGATTACCTGCCGGTCGGCGAACGGGTCGAGCTTGCCGAGGTTTTCCTTCGACAGCAGCGCCGGGTCGCGGACGGCGAATTTGTCCTGGCCGCCCGCGCCATCGGCCCCCGTGGCGCCGATCACCGGGCTCGATGCTCGCGCGGCAGCCGCGGCAGCGCTCGCCTCCATGCGCTTCGATGCTTCCTCGAAGATCGTCGCGGCGTTGAACACGTCGGCTCCGGCCTGCAGTGCCGCCGCACCGGCTGCCTTCGCGTTCTCCCAGGCCGACGCGCTCACGGAATTGAGCGACGTGCCGAACTCGAGCGCCGCATTCGAGGCGGCCCGCAGGTTGTCGGCGATGCCGAGGTTGGCGATCTCGGCGGCCGAGGCGACGATGCTGATCAGGTTGCCGACGGCGTTGGTGATCGCCGCGAGGATGACCGCCACCGTCGCGCGCAGCGTCTCGAACACGGCGGCCAGCGAGTACACGCCCGCCTCGACGATCTTGATCGCCGCGGTCATGATCACGCCGAAGCCCTTGCCGGCCTCGGTCGCGCCGCCGAGATTCTGGATCAGGCCGGCGAAGGAATCCGTCGCGACACCGATCGCCGGCGAGAGGTTCGCGAGGAACTTCGTGCCGAGGTTCTGCACGATCGTGCCCTGCAGCGCGAGCTCGTCGTTCATGACGCCGATCTTCGCGACGTCGATGTCGTCGAGCGTGGCGCCCGCGTCGGCCAGGGCCGCGTTCACCGCGTCGAGATTGCTCGCAGCATCGGCGAAGAAGCCGGCGTTTTCCTTGAAGCCCTTGCCGAGCAGCGCCGTGCCGATCTGTGCCCGCTGATTGGCGTTGTCGACCTCCGACAGCGCCGCCGCCACGCGGCGCATTGCCTCGTCGGTCTTGAGCCCCGACAGCTCGCTTGCCGACAGCCCGAGGTCGCGGAACGCCTCGGCTTGCAGCTTTGTGCCCTTCAGCCCCTCGCCGATCGAGACCTGCAGCTTCGACAGGCCCGTCGCCATCGCCTCGGCCGAGCCGCCGGCCTGCTGGGCGGCCACCTGCAGCGACTGCAATCCCGATGCGCTGGCGCCCAGACGGGTGCTCAGGTCATTGAGCGTGTCCGCTGCAGAATTGACCGAGCGCAGCCAGGAGGTGATCGCGGTGACCGAGAGAGCGCCGACGATGGCCGTGCCGACGGCCTTGAATCCCGACTTGATGCCCTCGGCGGTCTTGTTGATCGACGACAGTTCCTTGCGGACCTTGTCGATCTCCGATCGCAGCTTGGCCGACTCGGCGGCAAAGTCGAATGTGATGCCCGCGTTAGCCATTGTTCGCCTTCTCGATGTCCGCCTGCAGCCGCATTTTCAGTTCGTCCGCGCTGATCTTCTGCTTACGCTTGCCGGCCGCGCGCGGGATGAAATCGGCCGCCTTGAGCGGCTTCTTCACCCGGCCGGAGAAATTCGCCGTCGCCGCGCAGACCATCCCCATCCGCCAGGTATCCGCCTCGAAGCCCCACGGCTCGATCGCGTAGAACGCGCACCAGTCGACGAACTCGGCCGAGCTCAGCCGGGACTGCGCCTCATGGACCGTGCAACCGAACAGGGCGCCGACCCGGTGCCACATCAGCAGCTCCGGGTCGGCCCTCAGTTTTTTACGGCGTCGTCCTGCGCCTTCTCGATGAGACCGGACGCCTCGAGGATCGCCTGCGCGAGCTCCTCGACCACCTGGCCGTCGACCTGCGCGAGTTCCGCCACCTGGTCGGCCGTGAAGAATGGCGTGCCGTCCTCGTGGCAGACGGCGAGCCCGACGAGCTCCGGCGCCTGCATCGGGTCTTTCGCCACCGCCCGTTCGCGCAGCAGCTGGCGCTCGCCGCCGGTCAGTCCGCGGACGTGCAGCGCCATGCCCGCCACCGTGACCGGCTTCACGCTGACGCGCTTGGCCGCCGCCAGGAACTCAGCCGCCGTTACCATGTGATCGTCGGCGCCGCCGAGAGCTTGAGCGTGACCGACAGCGAGAGCGCGTTCGCGCCCTCGGCGTCCGCGTCGCCCGGCTCGACGGCCGAGACGACCGCATTGAAGCGGAACTGCGCCGCGCCCGTGTCGGGGAACACGATCTGGTAGGACCGCTCGGTCTTTGCGTCGGCGTCCGAGTAGATCGCCTGGTGATAGGCGTTGCCCGGGTCCCACGCCAGCTCGAACGTGACCTCCTGCGCCTCGTAGGCGCCGGTTTTCACGACCGGGGCCGACTGGTCGTGGATGTACACGTCCGTCGACTTGCGGATGTGCTTCGGCGGCGTGATGTTCGTCGCCTGCGGGATGGTGGCGTAGGTGCCGCCGCCGGGCGTCACTTCGCGCTGGATCAGGGTGCCGTCGGTCATGTAAACGGTCATTGTTCAAACCCTCTGAAATGAAAAAGGCCGCTCGAGGCGGCCCGGTGGCGGAACGGAATCGGTCTATCGGTAGGTGAGCTCGTAGTCCTGCTGCACGATCTTCAGGAACAGATCGCCGTCGACGTAGCTGGCGTCGCCCTGGAACACGCAGGCGCAGCGCAGCACATCCACGCCGGCCGACGAGCCGCGCCAGCCGTCGAGCCCGGCGCGCAGGTCGGCCGTGACCGACTCGGCGGCGGCCGAGCTGTCGGCGATCACTTCGACGCGGATGTTGGCGCGCTGCAGCACCGGGACGCCGGTCTCGATGTTGCGCCGCAGCGGCGTGCCGCCAGAGCGGATGAAACTGATGGCCGGCATGACCGGCTCTTGCTCGATGATCTCGCGGAACACGCGGTCGCCGGCGGCTGTGCCGAGCGCGACCACGCGGGCTTTGAAGGCTTCCTCGATGCTGCTCATTCGGGCACCACTGAATCAGGATTGGCCGACTTCGCCTTGCGCCGCTCGATGCGTTTCAGGGCGGCCGCCATCTCGCGCACCACGGCCGGAATCATCTCGGGCTCGGATGCCTGCACGGCGGGCGTCCACCACGGCCGGGCCTGTACCTTGCCGAGCGACGCCTGCTTGCGGGCGCCGATGCGGTGCCCTTGATCCACCATCCAGCCGTAGAAGATGCCCTTGCGCTGGCGCCGGTAGAAGGCGTTGTGCAGGTACACGGCCACGCGATCTTTCGCGACCGAGCGGACCGCAACCCGCGCGACCTGCCGCGGTTTCTCGCGCATCGTCGTGATGCGCAGCGAGCGGGCCAGCGCGCCCGAGGATCCGCTGCGACTCAGCGTCGAGGCGTTGCCCTTCGCGCGCGCGAGCAGCGGCTTCGCGACGCGCCGGAACACCCGCCTCAGCAGCTTCTGGCCGCCCAGGTTCTCAATCTCGGTGAGCCGCGCCTCGAACTGTTGCAGTCCCTCGATCTTGACCTCGACGTCCATCAATCCCCCTGCGGCGCGGCGAAACGCTCGGTCGCCATCAGGTGCCACTCGACGTTCTTACCGCCCCAGTCGACGATGTGCCGGATGTCGAAGGTCCGCGTGCCGAACTTCACCCGATCTTTCGGCGTGAGCGTGATGCCGGGGTAGGCGCGCAGCTTGATCCGCACCGTGACGTCGGACATCGTCTGCGATGCTTGCAGGAACTCCCGCCCGGACAGCGGCTCGATCGAAGCCCATACCGTCGCGATCGTCGTCCACGTCTTCGTCTGGTCGCCGTGCGAGTCGACCGCCACGGCCACCCGCTGCAGCTCGACCTGGTGCCTGAGTTTGCCGGCTTCCATTACGCCACCAGCGCGCGCAGCTCGTTGTCCGAGAGCCGGCGCGGGTAGAACTTCACCTTGCGGATGTAGCCGTTCGGATGGTAGGCGGGGCCGATCCGCAGCGTCGTCAGCGCGGCCGAGAGCTCGGCGGACGTGTCCGTTGCCAATGTCCCGCCCGAGGCAATCGCGGCGATATCGTCGGGCGCGAACGCATACGCCTGGCGCTGCACGACGCCCGGCGTCATCGCGCCGAGATTGGTGAACGATGACTGCTCGACCGACCCGGCGTAGCTGAAGGATCCGCGCACGCCAGTGTCGCTGACATACGCGGCCATGTGGCTCTCGTAGTCGTCGCCGCCGTTGATGTCGACGATGCGCCGCGTGTGTCCGTCGCTGACCGGCACCGACCACGGCACCATGTACTCCACGAACAGAGTCCCCGCCTCCGCGTTGAACCACGGAGTCAGATCCGACGTGCTGCAGGTATCCGCCGCTCGGGTGACGGCGGCCGACGTGGTCGGGATATAGCTTGTCTCGTAGGGCCCCGCCTCGAGCTGCGCGAGCGTCACCGACCCGGAAACGGTCAGCGTCAGGCTCCCGGCGGTCGGCGTGAACAGCAGCGAGACCCGATCCGATGCGCCCGTCCCGACCAGCGGCCCGGCCGTCGAGACGCCCGACAGCGTCACCGTGCCCGTGCCGTAGAAGCTCAAGGCGTGATCCTCGGCCGTCACGGTCACCGATTGCGTCGACAGCGCGTCGCTGTTCAGCAGCAGATTCGTCCGCGCTTCCTCGATCAGCAGCCCGAGCACTTCGCGCGTGGTCGGATCGTGGTCGATTCGTGGTTCGTCGATCGCCGCCGTCGTCAGCACGCCCGCCGCGTTGAAATACGTGGCCGTGGTCGAGCGCGTGAAGGTGAGTATCTCCTTCAAGGACCGGGCGCGCAGCGAGCTCATTACGCGGACGCACCTACGATCACGACGTCATACGTCACCGACGCGGTGCCGGCCGAGTTCGTGAACGTGAGCAGGTCGCCCGTACCGGCCGTGACCGCCACGCCCGCGGCATTCGGCGCGACCCACAGGAACGCGCCGCCGGGCAGCACCGCGATGCCGTCCGAGGCGGCCAGGAACAACGGCACGCCGTTCGACGCCGGGCGCGAGACGTTCACGTTGTTCGTGTTGCCGCTCGCGGCCTTGACGAGAATGGCCTTGATGCGCGCCATCGTGA